GGGCAGACGGATATCGGGATTGTACCGAAACAATAAGATTGGATCTGCTTGATTTATTAGGAAAGGGGTATGTGATTGAGCATTGCATATCCCTTTTTAAGAATAAGCAGGAGACAAAAACGTTTCAAAATTACATAGCGGATGTCGGTTATGTGATTGCTAATACCCTGGGCAAGCGATGGGGTGCAAAGGAAGATCTAATTCCGGTAAGGTATAAAGATATTTCCAATCCCAAAAAGCCCAAAAAGGAAGAAACGAAAGAAGAAATAATTGACAGAATCAGAAAGAAGTTAAGGGGTTAAAATATGGATGTATTTGACCTTGTGGCGAAATTAACGCTTGATACAAAAGAATATGACAAGTCCCTGGGCGAATCAGAGAAAAGTGCAATGTCATTTGGATCCGTTCTTGGGACTTTAGGAAAAGGTGCCGCAGGTGCGGCGGTTGCTGGCGTAACCGCTTTTGCCGCAATGGGTACCGCAACTGTTGCCGCAACTAAATCTGTTATTGATGGCGCATCAGAAGTTGCCGCTTATGGCGATAATATTGATAAAATGTCGCAAAAAATGGGCATTTCTATTGAAGCATACCAGGAGTGGGATGCGGTTATGCAACATTCCGGAACTTCAATGGAGACGATGAAAGCATCTATGAAGACCTTGGCAAATGCTGTCGAGAGTGGAAACGAGGCTTTTGAGCGCATCGGTCTTACGCAGGAAGAACTTGCAAGTATGTCGCAGGAAGAGATTTTCGAAGCGACTATTGCTGGCTTGCAGAATATTGAAGATACTACAGAGAGAACCTATATCGCTGGCAAGTTATTAGGCAGGGGTGCTACCGAACTTGGTGCGCTTTTAAATATGTCTGCGGAAGACACGCAGGCTATGCGAGACCGAGTTCGGGAACTTGGCGGCGTTATGAGTGAGGATGCTGTCAAGGCATCTGCTAAATTTCAGGATAATCTGCAGGATCTGCAGACGGCTATGTCCGGTATAAAGAGAAATATTCTCTCCGAACTTTTACCTGGGTTGAGCGATTTGACGGATGGTTTTACTCGTCTTTTCTCTGGCGAAGAAGGTGCGGATGAACTTATCGAAAGCGGTACCGATAAATTAATGACCGGAATCGAGAATGCCGGCGAAAAAGTTCTAAATTTAATCACGAAAATTTTCCCAAGAGTAATTTCTGGAATCGGAGAGCATTTCCCGGAATTGGTTTCGAGTATAGCGGAAATGACTTATACCCTGGTTCCCACAATTTTAGATGCGATCGGAAATGTTGTTTTGCCTACGTTGCTTAACACATTGCCGCCTTTATTGACTATGTTGGTTAACGTGGTACCACCGGTCTTTTTCAATATTCTCGAAAAAGTTTTAGAGTTCCTGCCGGAAGTTTTACAATTGGCGGTAACTTTAATTGATACGCTCGCAAGCGGTATTGCTGATGCGATTCCGGTTTTGATTCCGGTTGCGATAGACGTAATTATGAAATTGGTCGATGTGCTTTTAAGCAATCTTGATGTACTTCTTGATGCGGCGTTTAAAATAATTAATGCTCTTGCAGAAGGCATTTTGGATAATCTTCCCGAAATTTCACTTGCAACAACAAAAATAATCTATCAGTTAATTGCTACGGCTTTATCCTTATTGCCGCAGATTATTTCCTTGGCATTTCAACTTATCTACACGTTGGTATCTTCAATGGGTAGTGCGATTATGGAAATGATGTCCGGTGATTTCTGGAAGAAATCTCTCAATGCGATTGTTGAATCGTTTACCAATATCGATTGGGCTGGCATTGGAATGAGGTGTCTTGAGGGAATCGCTGACGGATTTACCAAGGGCTGGGGCAAGTTGAAAGACTCTGCCGTTAATATGGTTAATGGTATCAAGGGTATCTTTACGGATGGTTTTGATATTCATAGTCCGTCAAGGGTTTTCAGAGAGTACGGCGAAATGATTAACGAAGGTCTTGCTCTGGGAATTGACTCCGGGGAGAGTATCGGTGCGATGGAGAATTTATCCAGGGGCATTTCCGATGCTTTCAATCCGTCTATCGCTGTAGCAGGTGCCGGCGGCGGTGGCAATTGGATATTCCCGATTTATATAGGTGAAGAACTTATTGAGACTCAAGTTGTTACCGCTATGGATAGAGCGAATTATAAATCTGGAGGCAGATAATGGCAACGATTCCCATTTTGAAAAATTATCCGATAAAAATAAATAACACTTCAATTCCGTTTAGTGGTTCAATGTCGGAAAATTATGATACAATAGAAAATGTAAACCAGAGTGAAGCCGGTACGGATGTGCGGCAGGTTACGAGAGTGAATAAATTAACCTTGGGTATCTCATATACAATGCTATCGAGTTTTATTCCAACTCTTGAGGGATGGCGTGACAGCCTAACCGCATTAACTGTCCAGATTTATGATTTTCCGACCAGCGCATATAAAGAGCGTTCTATGGTTATGCGAAATTATAAGAAAAATCTTAAAGAAAATTCGCAGGATCTGGCTGTAACTACCGGTATTTGGAAAGTTTCATTTGATTTGATTGAGATTTAAAATATGTATGCATTGTTAACCGAATCTAAACAATCTATACAGCACTACGATGTAAGCGGAACCATTGGATCCGAAAGTTTTGAGAAAGAAAACGTTTTTCGAAACAGTTTATCTTTAAATAATCAGATTTCAAGTCCGAGCGAGTTCCGTTTGGGTGGTGCGCATATTGGACAATTAAATATAACAATGATGGGCGTGGATATTTCCCGAAATAGTTGGGAGGGTGAAGATATCTCGCCTATTGTAACAATTGGGGAAACGGACATTCCCATTGGCGTATTTAGAATTGATTCTGCAAAACATTCCAATAATATGGTGGCGTTAACCGCTTACGATCGTATGGAAAAATTTGACAAGGCTTGCGGAACCGATGCTGGGACCAATGGTTTTGCGTATGATTTACTCTCGATGGCGTGCCAGGCTTGCGGCGTAACTTTTGGAATGACGAGAGAGCAGGTTGAGGCATTGCCAAACGGAAATAAAACGCTCTTTTTGAATACCCTGGGTGACATTGAGACCTGGCGTGATTTTATTTATTGGATTGCGGTTTCGTTATGCTCGTTTGCTGTAATTGATAGGTCCGGTAATCTTGTCCTGGGTACGTTTCATAATTCTGTTGATGATACGATTCCGTCAAAAGTCAGATATACCGGTTCTTCTTATGGTGATGAAATCATAACTTATACCGGTGTAAATATTTATGTCGAAGATGATAAGGCTGTCGAGTATTATCACGCATCTGTCGATAATGGTTATACGTTGAATATCGGAAACAATCCGTTCTTCCAGGTTTCTCGTATAATGAGAGAAGAATATTTGGCAAATATTGTAGAAGCATTATCAAATATTCAGTTTAATGCCTGCTCTGTAAGGGTTCCGTTTGGATTTCAGTATGATCTTGGGGATGTACTCCAATTCCCTAACGGGCAGGGAAGCGCAACGAATAAATTCTGCGTTATGGGATATTCATTTAAGTATAACGGCGAATGTGTTTTGTCCGGCATTCCTGGGCAGAAACATTCCCAATCGAAAACGGATAAGAACCTGCAGGGGCTTTTATCGACAGTTTCAAAGAACGAATTTACCTCTTATGAGTTAAGGAATGTTGCACCAATTGAAATTGGCGAAGATGAAAATGTCCGTTTGTTATTGGCTCGTATTGCATCGAATACGCAAACGAAAGCGCAGATCCACGTTGAGGTAGATTTGGAAAGCGAAGCAATATCTGATGATTATACTCAAGGTTTGGTAACGTATTTAATCGATTCGACCGACACAGAGTTTTATCCGACCGAGACCTGGATTGATGGAAAGCACGTTTTGCATTTAATGTATATTCTGCCCTTGCAAGCAAATGAATTGCAGACGTTTGAGGTTTATATGCAAGCCTTGGGTGGATCTATTGAAATTCCAAGGGGTGGTGTTTGGCTTTATGCATCCGGTGCCGGACTTGTAGGCGATGGCAAGTGGGATGGCAATATTGAATTGCTTGATTATACAGAAGAATGGACATTTAGTGCTTATACCTTTGAAGATGCAACAGAAACATTAACCTTTGAATTTGCAGCAGAATATTTAAGCACAGAAGATGGCGAGAAATTAACCACAGAAGATGGCGAAGAGTTTGTTTTGGAAGGAGATAGTTGATGAAATCATTTAGCGAATTAACAAGTGCATCACATGTCAACAATGCTGATATTTTGGCAATATCGCAGGAAAATAGTGGTACATATTCAAGTAAAAAGACCACAGTAAAAGAAATATCAGATTTTGCGAATCAGAATTTGGCAGAAGAATACGATAGCACATCGAGTTATGCCGTAGGAGATTATTGCATTTACGAAAGTGTTTTGTATAAATGCACGGCATCCACAACAGGCACTTTTGATAATACAAAATGGACATCCGTAGTTGTTACCGATGAAATGGGAAGTGGCGGTGGCGGTGGCACAGGCGGTCACACCATCATAGACGAGAACGGAACATCGATGACCGCAAGGGCAGGTTTGCAATTTGTCGGTGCGAATGTATCGGATGATGCCACAAACAATAAGACTATCGTTGATATGTCGGGCGGTGGTGTTTATATTGAAAAAACATTATGGGAAGATGCAAATGGATTACAGTTTGCACCAAACAATATCCAAACTATTACATTGTCCGAAAGTTTAAATAAATATGATTTTATATATGTTGATATTTCAAGTGTGGAAGATAGTGGGTATCATAACCAAAATATTTTGGCGGTATCATCATTATATGGTGAAAATGATGGATATAATGGTGTTGTTTGTATCGGAGGAAACATTAACCATGCAAATTCATTCGCCAAAGTTGATAATACGCATTTAAAATTTATGGGTTTTTCCTCTGCCAATCCTCTAATTGCGTGGAAAGTTGTTGGAATTAAGGTTAGCGGAGATTATTATGCACCTGTAATTTATTCCACAGAAGAACGAATAATAGGTGTTTGGAAAGATGGCAGACCACTTTATCAAAAGACAGTTGATTTTGGGGCATTACCAAACAATACAACAAAAACCGTTTCCTACAATATAAGTGATTTGGATTATTTTGTTAAGATTCAATGTGTAGCACATAATCAAAATGGTTCAAGAAATATACCTTTTGTGGATGATGCTAATAAATCAAGCGATGTTTTGTTAGATACCATAAAGAGTAGTGGTGTTTTAAGAATTATTGCACACACCGATTTAAGTAGTTTAACAGGAGATGTAACTCTCCAATATGTTAAATCAACAGATGTTGCAGGAAGTGGAAGTTGGACACCACAAGGAGTGCCTGCCGTTCATTACAGCACGGATGAACAGGTTATCGGGACTTGGATAAATGGGGAAACATTGTATCAGAAAACCTTGCATATTTCCAATGTGCAGTTTGATAGTACAGGTGTTTACGATTTGGATTTAACATCAATGGGTACAGATATTTTAATTGCCGATAATTCTTGTTCTTATTACACATTTAGCACTTATGTCCGTAATTTTGAGAAACTTGTTCCCGAAGATGGACATATTTATTGCTATGGTGTAGCAAATAGACCTATTGCAGATGGATATATCACGATTAAATACACCAAATCATCATAAGGAGAAAAGGTTATGATTCACGGCAAAACTAAAATCGAATTATATGATGTAAACAAGAAAATCAAGCAAATTGTGAAAAGTGAAAATACATTCCAAAAGTCTGTTTTGGCACATCAATTTCCTATGATGCCTTGGTTAAAAGAAAACCCTTTTAATAATGGCGAGTGGGCAAGTAGTCCTATTGTTGGAATGGTTGGCGGTTTATTGCTTTTCAAAGAGCCGATACAGGTTGGAAGTGTTTACATGCCAGCAGGTAATGTGATGATTGGAAATGGTGCAAACGGCATCGTCAATACAGGCAATCCGAATGAGTTAGGGTCATACAACGAAGCAGAATCATCGTTTGGAGATACGGCATTTACACAAGTTTTTGATTTTACCACTTCACAGGCAAACGGAAATATTGCTTGTGCTTGTTTAACTTCAAAGTGGGGGGGATATGCAGGGTATGGCAACGCATCTATGACAGGCAAATCCACTACAAAAAGACCAGACATTTACCATGAGAGTACATACGAAAAAACGCAGATGGCGGAAAACGGCAGGGGATATTCTTTTAGCCTTGCAGATAATATCATTACTGTAAAAGAATATCGTCTAATGTCCACAGTTGGTAGTATTTTTACAGGTAATTACACATCAACAACACATGATGTATCAGATATTCCTATAACGGGTGCAAGTGGTATTTTTGGCTTGGCGGCACATTATGTCGGAAACAATAAGTTTGCTATTATCCCTGTTTGTCAAAGTTACAATGTATCAACAGGCAACAGTTTTTATTGGTGGGAGTATGATTGCGCAAATGATACCATCACAAGAAAATCGTTTGTCAATTCATCATCCGATACTATCATTATGAGGGGTTCATCTTATGGCGATGCATCTTGTCCGATATTCTTTAAAGATGGAAATATGTGCATCATAAATTCATCGAGTACGGCACTTTTATTTTTCGATACATCGAATGGTGCTTTAATTTACAAAACTACATCAAGCAGGTATTTTGCATCATCATTTGCAAACAAAAAATATAGTGTGGGCATGATTACAAATGGTTTATACCTTGCACAAACAACAGAATACAATTATTACATTATTGATATTGTAAAAGGTACGGAAAAGCCGACTAATTGGAATTTAACTTTTGATGCTTCACAAGCAAACAGGGAATTGTTTATGACAGATTTTGACGGGCAGGGACTTGCAAGGTTTATTTTAAATGCAAGTAATAAAAATAGTGCGTATATCGCACAAAATCCTATGTATTTGGCAACAATAAACAATCTTGATTCTTATGTAACGAAAACGGCATCGCAGACGATGAAAGTTACATATACTTTATCGGAAGAATAATGGGTACGATAGTTATAATCGTTTGCTTAATTTTTATATTGATTTTACTTGAAGATTGGAGAAACAAAAAATGACAGAATGGTGGCAGATAACTCTTGCGATAATAGGCGGTGCTTTGGTCTTAATCAACTTCTTTAATGCAGTTAAAGATTTAGTTAAGTCCACGAAACAGCCGACAAGCAATTTGGAAGAACGGGTTAGTTTAATTGAAAAGAAGTTGGAATTTGAGGTTAAGGCAACATTTGCGGAATATGATGCAAGGTTTGGCAGGGATAAACAGAAGATTGAAGCGATTGAGGAAGGTAACAGGGTAACAATGCAGGCTTTAAGGGCATTGCTTAAACACTCAATTGACGGCAACAATGTTGAAGCATTGGAAAAGGCAGAAGAAAAATTGAGTGAATATTTAGTTAACAGATAAGGAGGAAGAAGTTATGCCGTATTTACCGCAGAAAGTTTACGAGTGGTTGCGCTGGATTATTGCAATTGTGATTCCTGCCGCAATTGTATGTTATGGAGTTATCGGGAATGTACTTGATATTCCGTACACCGAAGTTGTTTTGACAATTGCCGGTGCGTTGCAGGTATTCCTGGGTACCATTTTTGGTATTTCAAAAATCAATTATGACAGATCTCAAAAGATTGAAAATTCTGGAGGTATAAAATGACCGGTGAAGAATTGGCAAGTAAATGCCTTGAAATATTAAGGAATTATCCAACCAAATATGCAAAGGGAACTTTCGGTCAGAAAGCAACTCCTGCTTTTATCTCAAGCAAGGCGAAGCAATATCCGGAGTGGTATACTCCGAAAAACGGACCAAGCAGAGTTCCTGCTTTACTTGCTCTGCCGGATGAAACCAGACTTTTTGATTGTGTGGGTTTAATCAAGGCTTGCATCTGGGGGTTCCCGAATGTAGTTTATACTTCAAATGGGTTGCGTGATATGAACGATCAGACCATCTGGGATAAGTCTTTAGAGAAGTCAACCGATTTTTCGAATATCCAGGTGGGCGAACTTTTGTGGATGCAAGGTCACGTTGGTGTGTATATCGGAGAGGGAAGAGCGATTGAATGTACCGGTTCCTGGGATGGTAAGGTTATGATTACTGCCGTTGAGAATATCGGCAAGCAGGAAGGTCTGCATTCAAGAAAGTGGACCGGTCATTCCAAGATACACGTGATTCATTATTCTGACAAAGGAAACGGCTCAAATTTAAACGAAAAACCCAAAGTCGATATTTCTACCTACCCAATGCTTTGGAAAGGTTCTACGGGGCAATACGTAAAGATTTTACAGACTTTACTTTTTGAGAAAGGGTATGATCCATTGGGCATTGATGGAAAATTCGGAAAGAATACTCGTGCGGCTGTCGGTGCTTTTCAGAGAGAAAACACCGATGTGAACGGAAAGCAGTTAGTTGAGGATGGAATTGTTGGTCCATTGACCTGGGGTGCGCTATATAAATAATATAGACAACGCTCTTTTTGGATGATAAAATACAAAAAAGAGAGGGCAAGTAAATGGATAATCTCGCAACTGATGTTT